CTCGAAGCTATACTGAATGTTAGTAGGATGACCTGTTTTATTTACATAACTATTGTATCTACCATAACATACTATTTCTTTTGATAAAACTGTCTGCATTTTTTTCTCCAAATTTTGTTGTTCGTTTATCTTATAAAACTAATATAATCTTTGTAGATACATAAGTCAACCCTTAATGTGGGTTTTATTTTAATATGTTTAAAAAAAGTTAGGGGAATTTCACCCCTATTTTGTTAACTGTTATCTTTGATAATTTTCATTAAGTGATTTTTTTCAAATACTGAAAAGTAAATTGGAACTTTTTTCTTATCTTTTTTTCCAGAAATTTTGTTGAATGTTTCTTTCTCTACAATCTTCATAAGTCTTGCACATGACTTAGCACCTTTTAATTGTGTGCCTTCAATCTTAAAGAAGTCTAGTGCTTGTCTAAAAGTACAAAACTCTGATCCATCGTTAAACCCACTAATCATAAGTGTCTCTACGTTAGTTCCTTGATATTCGTTTTGTGTAGTAAAATTTATCATTTAAGTCTCCAAATTTTGTTGTTCGTTAATGTCTTATAATTGATATAAGTATTGTAGGTACATATGTCAACCCTTAAACAAGGTTTTATTTAATTAATTGTGTTTTTTTTAAAATTAGTTACTATATTAGTTATGTTAAGAGCAAACTTTCCATCACTGTACAAAGGAGGTAGTAGTATGAAATATGGTAAATCTAAGATGGTTAAGCCAAAAGTTAAGAAAATTAAAGTCAAGAAAAAAGGCAAGAAGAATGGAAAATACTAAAGACGTAGAAATTCATATAACTGGCGTGTCAATGTTTGGGAAGGCAGAGATAAAAAATGAACACAGTGGAATTACTCAAGAGGATAAAGAAAAAACTGAGGGAACAGAAATCGGCAATAGCCGAGAAGATGATTGAAGGTCGAGAAACTGATTTTCAATCATACCAAAAAGACGTTGGTTTAGCACAGGGTTTAGAAGCCGCTTGTGCTATAATTGACGAAACATTAACCAAAATAGATGAAGAGGATTAACCATGTCTCATCAACATGTCGAGAAGATATACACTGACGAAGAAACAAATGGCACTTGTGCCAAGCATCAGTTGCCTACACCTATGGGTTGGAAAATACTGATACAACCAAATCAAATCAAGCAACAAACTAAGGGTGGCATTATATTGCCTTCTAAGGCTCAAGAGAATGAGGCGTATTTAACTGCTCATGGAGAAGTTGCTGGTATTGGTGAACTTGCATATAGAGAAAGAGGAACTGGAGCTAGTTGGCGTATAAGTAATAAGCCAAAAGTTGGCGATAGAGTAACCTATGGAAAATATGCTGGTCAAAAACTAGTAATAAATGGTGTGAGATTTCTTTTACTAAACGATGACGAGATTACATCAATCTTGCCAGAGGGTGTAGAAGTAACTGCCTATTTATAATTGCAATAACTTGGAGTAGCGAACATGGAAGACCAAGAAAATAATCCTGTAATTCAGGAAATAGAAAAAGAGATCGAAGAAACTAAGCGTAAAGCTAGTGAAGAAAACTTTGAAATCGAAATAACAGAAGAAAAAAAAGAAAAAGAAGCTCCCAAAGAGGAAGCCACTGAAGTCAAAGAGCCAAAAGAGACTCCAGAGGAATATGGGAAAAGAGTCCAAAGAAGGATGGACAAAATAAATGCACAAAAAAATAGAGCAGAAAAAGAAACTTTAGCTTTGCAAGAGCAAAATGCTCAAATGCAAAAAAGACTAGAACGTCTAGAGCAAGAAAATGCCCAAAGAAATCAAAGTGTGGCTCAAAACGATTTTGCTCAAAGATACGATCTAACTAAAAAAGCACTGACCAAAGCAGTTGAAGAAGGCGATACTGAAGCTCAAGTGAACTTTTCAGAGCAATTAGCTGATATGAGAGCTTCTATAAGGGTAGGTGAGTTGCAAAAGAATATGCAAAACAACCAACCTAAAACGCCTACAGAACCACAACAAAGGCAAAGAGTAGAAGAGCCAACCCCAGAATTAGCAACTCAATGGTGGAAAGCAAATGATTGGTTTAATCAAAAAGGCTACGAAAGAGAAAGTGCGGCTGCCAGAGCAATTGATGTTCAATTAGACATTGAAGGCTTTGATAAAAATTCTTCAGAATATTATGAAAATTTAAATAGTCGTTTACAAAAGGTTTTCCCAGAGTTAATATCTAATGTAGATGTTGCTGAAAGTAAGCCCAGAGCAAAAAGCAGTAAGATAGTAACGCCTTCTGCGGGTGGCTCAAGCTACAAAAGCAATAGAGTGCGAATGACACAAGACCAACTTAGGATGGCTAGGGAACTTGGAATTAATGATGAGGCAAGTCTTAAAAAATACGCTTCAGAAATACAAAAAAGTCAAAGGAGCTAGATATGACTGAGAAGAGAAATGTTAGAGCACAAGAAGCAAGAGAAAATGTTCGTGATGAAGAGAGTAGACCTCAAACTTCATGGACACCCCCAGCGTTATTAGATGCACCAGAGCCAAGACCTGGATTTGTACAACGATGGGTAGCTACGTCAATACAGGGAAAGGACACACCTGATAACGTATACAAACGTATGCGAGAAGGGTGGGAAGCTAGACCTGCTAATACTGTGAAGAATCAGTTGTTTCCGACTATTAATCATGGACAATGGGAAGGTTGTATAGGAATTGAAGGTATGCTTCTATGCGAAATGCCACAAGAAAAACATCGTCAGATGAAGGAGTACTATGGCACTAAGAGTGTAGAGCAAAACCAATCACTTTCTGGCGATCTTGATGCTTTAGGGCAAAAGACTGGACAACAAATCTATCAAGAGAGGAAGAGTTCAGTCAGTGGTGGCAGACAGTTGTCTGCTATGGAAGATTAACTTTTAAAACTAGGAGAGAAAAATGGCAAACGTAGACGCCGCTTTTGGGTTAACACCTACTCGTCATCTTAGTGGTAATGGTTACTCTCGTGCAAACGTATATACCATAACTTCAGGTTTAGCTGAGAACATCTTTACAGGAGATGTAGTTATAATTACTGCAGATGGAGTGTTAACACCTCATACTGCGACAGAAGTTAATAATATAGGCGTATTTGCTGGAGTATCTTATACTGCTACAGATGGATCATATGTATATTCACAATACTGGCCGACTGGTACAGTAGCAACGAATATCAAGGCATATGTATATGACGATCCATATACTGTGTTTAAGGCTCAATCAGCAGGAACTACTGCACAGACAAACATAGGTAACTGTTGTGACCTTGTTGCTGGTGCTGGTTCTACAACCACTGGACAATCTGGATTTGAATTATCAGGAACTATGGCGGCAGGAACTGCTTCTTGCAAAATCATAGGTCTTTATGAATCACCAGATAATGCCTTTGGTGCAAATGCAATAATGGAAGTTCTTATCAATGAGCACTTGCTCAAAGATAGTGCTGGAATATAGGGAGATTTAAACAATGGCAATGAATAGAGCACAATTTGCAAAAATGCTTGAGCCTGGTTTAAACACCTTGTTCGGGTTAGAGTATGATAGTTATCCACCAGAGTATGCTTCAGTATTTGAAAGCAATACATCTCAAAAAGCATTTGAGGAAGACGTATTGTTGACAGGTTTTGGTGCGGCTCCAACTAAAAATGAGGGTGCTGGAATCAGTTACGATTCAGCTTCTCAACAGTGGACTGCTAGATATCAACATGAAACAGTAGCATTAGCTTTCTCTGTTACAGAAGAAGCTGAAGAAGATGGACTATATGGTTCATTGGCTTCAAGATATACAAAAGCGTTAGCGAGATCAATGGCAACAACCAAAGAGATCAAAGCCGCAAATGTCTTAAATCAAGCTACAACAACTGCAGGTGGAGATGGAGTATCATTATTAAGTACTGCACATCCAACTCAAAATGGAAACCAGAGTAATACTTTGGCTACTGCGGCAGATTTATCTGAAACTTCATTAGAAAGTATCTTGATAAATATTGCTGATATGAAAGATGATCGTGGTCTTAGGATCGCCGCACAAGGAACAATGTTAATTATTCCTACTGCATATACTTTCGTAGCTGAGAGATTACTTGAAAGTCAATTAAGAACTGGCACTGCAGATAATGACTTAAACGCTATCAAGTCAGGTGGTTACTTACCTCAAGGATACCATGTGATGAGACGTTTAACAGATTCTGATCAGTTCTTCATCAAGACAGATGTACCAGATGGTCTTAAAATGTTCCAAAGAAGTCCTATGAAAAAAGGCATGGAAGGTGATTTTGAGACTGGAAATGTACGCTACAAAGTAAGAGAAAGATATTCTTTTGGTTTTACTGATTGGCGTGGTATTTTTGGCACAGAAGGTGCCGCATAAAAAACTAAGATGGGAGAGGGGATAACTCCTCTCCTAAACATAACCCTTGACTGCGAAAGCAGACATTTGCCAAGACAAGGAGATTGACATGGCTAAATCGACTTTTTCAGGACCCGTAGTATCCAATAATGGTTTTATATCTGCTGGTTCTAATAACATAAAAAACATTACTGCAGAAACAACTTTAACATTTAATGATCATGCTGGTCGTATTATAGAAGTCAATGATGCAGATGGTGCAATAACATTACCTTCTATCGTATCTGCAGAATTAGGTGCAAAATATACATTCTTTATAGGCACAGATGCAACAGACTTAGATATCAAAACTGATGGAACTGACAAATATGTTGGATCAGTCAGAGTTAGAGGAACGGCTGGAGCAACAACTACCTTTATTCCAGGAGCTACAAATGATGTAATATCATTAAATGGTGGCACACAAGGTGGTGACAAAAATTCATATGTTGAGATTACTGCACTTGCAACTGCTGAATATCTAGTGCAAGGCGTATTGATTGGTTCTGGAACAGTAGCGACACCTTTTGCTGATAGTTAATAGGAGGTACTAATGGCTGATATAACATCAAGCACTATACTTTCTGAAAACACTCACGAAATAGTCATGGCATTTCAGTATCAGTATGTAGATACAGGAGACGAATCTGCAGTTAAAAAGGTAGATGTTTCAACATTACAACCAAACGCCAATGGCAGTTCATGTACTGGAGTCAAAATTACAAAGTGTACTTGGGTTGTTAAAGGAATGACTGTAAGAGTTTTAGCAGATGCTGATACTGATATTATCATGCTAAATCTTGATGAGGGTCAAAGTGGTGAGGTAGACTACACAGATGTTGGTGGGTTACCTAACACAAAACAGACTGGCACAAGTCCAAGTGGTGATATAATGTTTACCACAACTGGTGCAGGAAGTGGTGATTCGTATCAAATTGTTTTAACAATGACTAAGAAATATTAGAGTGAAATATGGCAACATCAAACACAGTTGCATTTAGACCTAATATAGAAGAAATAATAACTGAGGCTTATGAAAGATGTGGTCTTGATATTCAGACAAGAACTGGAGATCAAGCCATATCTGCAAGGCGTAGCCTCAACTTATTATTCTCTGAATGGGCAAATCGTGGCATAAATTATTGGGCAGTATCACAAAATACGCTTGAACTGGCAGCGGGTACGAGTGCATACAACCTTCCTGCAGGAGTTTTAGACTTTTTAGATGTTGTAATCTACAATTCAGCAGATGCAACAAGAACAGATACTATACTCAATAGAATTACGATAGCTGAATATAATCAAATACCTAACAAGACAAATACTGGAAGACCTAATCAGTATATGATAGATAGAGGCAGACAAACTGGCTCTAACAATATTTACAAGATATATGTTTGGCAAACACCAGATATTGGCACATATAAATTAAATTATTGGGCAATGACACAATTAGATGATGTTACTTTATCAAATCAAGATGCAGATATACCTTACACATGGTCAGAATGCATATGTGCTGGACTAGCTAGTAAATTATCTGTAAAGTTTGCACCTGATAAGTTTCCTTTACTTAATGGCTTATATAATGAGGCGTTTTCTTTTGCATCCGCTAATGATAATGATGGGGTTTCACTAAAACTGCAACCTACAGGGCTTAATTTGAGATAATGGCTAGATTCGCTTCAGGTAAAAAATCTAAAGCTATAAGCGACATAAGTGGAGCTAAAGTTCCCTATACCCAACTTAAAACTACATGGAATAATTTAAGAGTTGAGCCAAGTGAGTTCGATCCTAAACATCCACAATTAACGCCTGCAAAAAATGTAATAGATGCTACTGCACTATATGACCCAAGACCAAGTACAGATGTAGAAAA